AGTAACTGACATGGCAGCAAGTGCAGTAAGGCTGGCCGAACTCGGGATGGCAACCGAGCTGGCCAGTGAAGTGGCGGCGCAGATCGATGACAACCTGCCGGTGACGCCGGGGAGCATCGATGACGCCGATATTGCGGCGAACGCCGCGATTGCGACGAGCAAGCTGGCGGACGGCACCGAGATCGCGGCGCTCGTGGCGGACGCGACCCCGTTGGCGGCCCTCGCTACCGTGGAGACCGAACTGACCGCACTGGCGGGTTCGGACCTCGTGACGGCCATCGGCACTCCGGCGGCCTATTCCGAAACCCCCGCCGACATCGCGGCTGCGCTCGTCGCAGCGGGGCTGATGCAGCCGAACGGGGCGTGATGACCCGCCGCTTCAAGAAGGGCACGCTCGACCACGACGGGGACGGCAAGAAGGGCGGTTCGCTGCCTGCCGTCCCCAAGCGGGCGAAGAAACCGAAGGCCAAGACCGAGCCGGAACCTACGCCGCTCGATCCGGCTGACCGCAAGCTGTTCGAGCTGGGCCGTGTTGCCCGGCGTTCGGGGGTCAAGCGCGGCGACAGCCCTTATTCGGGGCGCGAGCGCGACCTCTGGCTCTCGGGATGGGACTATCAGGACAAGGCTTGATGCCCCTTTACGATTTCAAATGCGGCGAGGGCCACGAGTTCGAGCGGTTCGTTCCGCTGTCCGATTTTGCCAGTCCGCAGCGCTGTGAATGCGGAGCGCCGTCCCAAAGGCTGGTCAGCGCCCCTGCCGTGATCTCGGACGTGATCGAACCGCGTTACGGGGCTGACGGCAAGCTGCACGACAGCCTGTCGTCCTACCGCCGTTCCCTGATGCCTGAAGGCAACCCGCGCGGGGAGCGGTTCTTCGAACTCGGCGAAGACAAGCTCAAGACGGTCGAGCACAAGCCCGATCCGAAGGCGCTTCGCGACGATATCCGCAAATCCATAGCCGAAGTGAAACAGGGGCGCCGCGTTGCGCCAACGACGGGAGTAGTTCAATGACCGATCTCGCCAGTGCGCCGACAATGCCGGCGACGGATTCAACGACACTCGACCCCGGCGCGAGCGCGCCTTCTGCCGCAGGTGGCGGCACGCCGACGAAGGTTCCCGATCTTCGGGATGCCATCGCCGACGCGGTGAAGGAAGCGACCCCGAAGGAAGAAACCGACCCGAAGGCGGACCCGAAGGAAGCCGAAGCGGCGAAGACGGACGACAAGCCCGCCAAGGTTGCCGAGAAGGACGCCGGGAAGGCCCCTGAGAAGGCCGACAAGGCTGAGAAGGGGGCCGAGGCCAAAGACGATTCCAAGACCCCTGAGCGTGGCCCTGACGGCAAATTCGCGGGCAAGGAAAACGCGCAGGACGCTCAGAAGCCCGACGCCAAGGCCGAGGACAAGCCGAACGGGCAGCACATCGATCCGCCCTCCAAGTTCCTGCCCGATGCGAAGGAAACGTGGCGCAACACGCCCCGTGCGGTGCAGCGCGACGTAGCCAACATGGCCCGCGAGCACGAGGCGGAAATCACCCGCTACCGGGAAGCGGCGGAACGCTACGAGAAGATCAGGCAATTCGATGAAATCGTGCGCCAGCATGGCCGCGAGGGCGTCCACGAGACGCTGGCCGAGGTCGCGCAACTCGAAGACCTGATGAGCAAGAACCCGCTGGCCGCGCTCAACCAGATCCTTCTGCGCGCTGGCCCCCGCAAGCCCGATGGGACGCCCGTCTCGCTGTTCGAAGTGGCCCAGACCATCGTGCAGATGGGGCAGCAGGGCTACAACCAGGCAGTATCCAGCCCCCGGCAGCAGCCGCAGAACGACAATTCCGAGATCGAGGCGCTCAAGGCCAAGATCGAGCAGATGGAAGTGCAGCAGATCGCGGCTTCCGTGCTTGAGCCGTTCAAGGCCGGGCATCCCCGCTACGAGGAACTGAAGGCCGATATTGCCTTTTTCCTGAAATCGGGTAAGATACCCGACAGCTTGAGCCCGCAGGAGCGGCTCGAAGCGGCGTATGACATGGCTGCGCGGATAAATCCGGCTTCACATGTCGAGCCCGCCGAGCCCAACGCGGACCCTGACCCCGGCAGCCGCACTGTCGAAGACTTTAGCGGCGGCAAATCCATCAAATCCGCGCCGGGCGCTGTCTCTCAGATCGAGGAACCCCAGCGCGGCGGTTCAATCCGCGACGAGCTGGAGCGTGCCATGCGTCTTCAGCGCCGAGCATAACAAGGGATCAGGCCCATGCCCATCAATCCTCGTTTCGACGCGGGGCAGGCGCTGACGGTTTCCGTAGCCAATCGCCAGTCGGCGATTCAGGACATCGTCTACAACTCCACTCCGCTGACCCGCATTCTCCGCGACGAAGGCCGTATCCGCGTCAAGCGCGGCGGCGGACCCGAGCTTCGCATTCCGGTGATGTTCGACAAGCTCGAAGCCCAGTGGTTCACGGGTTACGACATCATCAATATCACGCCGAAGGAACTGCTCAACTCGGCGACCTTCAACTGGTCGCGCGTCGTTGCGCCGTTCTCGCTGAACGGGACCGAGCTGCTTTACAACAGCGGCGAGGAAGAGTTCATCGACCTCGCGGCGACCTACATCGAAGCGGCGGAAATGACCGCCAAGGAAGCTTTCGAGACGGGTCTCGTGTCGGACGGCACTGCTGACGGCGGGCGCCAGATGCAGGGTCTCGGCGTGGCGGTTCCGACCATTCCGGGTGCGGGCGTCTACGGCGGCATCGACCGCAGTTCCGTGACCGAGTGGCGGACCAGCTTCTTCGACATTTCGAACGGCGACGTTTCGGGTTTCACGACCTGGGACAGCACGACCGCCCGTCCGATCGTGTCGAAGCTCTCGTTGGCCCGTTCGCGCAACGGGCGTTATCCGGACCTCTGGATTTTCGACGCGAACATGTGGGATGCGGTCGAGCGTTCGTTCGTCGCCCACCAGCGGCTTGCGTCGGAACGTCTGGCGCGTCTCGGGTTCTCGGGGCTGACCTACATGACCGCGGCGGGTCCGGTGGACCTCGTGGCGGCCGGCGGTATCGGCAACGTCATGCCGTCCAACACGGCGTTCGGCATCGATACCAAGGGGCTTTCGATCTACGAATTCCCCGGCCAGTCGTTTGTGCCGTTCCACCCCGGCAACGGTCTGCGTCCGATCAACCAGGACGCGGTCGCGCAGGGCATCGTGTGGAGCGGCCAGCTTGTGCTGGAAAACCCGCTCTTCACGCTCCGTGTCCAGATTTAAGGAGGACTGAGAGATGGTCACTACTCCCTTCCGCACGAGCCCGCAGCTCGGGCCGAATCTCACGCAGGTCATTCGGGCGGCGGATGACGGGGCGTGGTATGACATGCCGCTCGACACCCACGACGGCACCCCGCCTGTCATGGCGAGCCCGCAGCTCGGCACGACCTCCACCGGCAGCGACGGGCGAACCTACATGTGGGTCGAGGCGTCGGAGACGATTTCCAAAGCATCGGCGCCGGGCACCCAGATCCAGCTCACCGTCACGGGTTACGACAACGTGACGGCGAAGGCGGGTTCGGGGGGCTGGTATGCCCCGCCGACCACGATCTACGACACCGACCTTGCGGCCGGCGACCGCTTCTGGGCGGCCAAGGGCACCGCGCCCTAGTGAGTAGCCGGGCGGGCGGTTTCCCCTCGCCCGCCCGGTTCGCCTTCCTTCATCCATTCGGAGCTGAGAAATGACGCAAGTAGCCCAGATCGACATGACCCCCGTTACCGTTACCCCGGTGTTCAAGTATCTCGACATCGAGGATGTGCCCCAGAGCGAGCAGAAGGGCTACGAGGTCCGCAAGACGATCGAAGTTGTCGAGGTCCATACGGCGGGTTCGCGCAATTCTGTCCCGGTGTTTCCGGTCGATGCGATGTGGAAGCGCGAGGGCAATCGCGTCATCACCTACGCCGAGCGCTGGCCCGAGCAGTATCGGGCGTTCAAGGAGGGCGGCCCGCAGAACGCGGTCGGCACGCCCCTTGAGATGCTGCGCTCCTACGGCATCACCCCGGAGCAGATTTCGCTCTGCCGCGTGAACAAGGTCTACAGCATCGAAGCGCTAGACAGCCTGAGCCATGACGGCATCAAGGCGCTCGGCGTGCACGCGAACAAGCTGCGCGATGCGGCCCGCGCGTTCCTGACCGAGCGCAAGAGCGACATCGATGCGGCATCCCAGATCGCCGAACTCCAGGCCCAGATCGCCAAGCTCCGGCAGCAGATGGCCCCGGAACCGATTGAGGAACCGACTGAGGAACCGACTGACGAGATCGCGGCGATGTCGGACGAGCAGATCAAGGCCGAGATCAAGGCTCTGGCGGGGCAGGCGCCGCGCGGCACGCCTTCGCGCGAGACGCTGGAGACGACCCTGCGCGATCTTCGGCAAGCGGCGACGGAAACCGTCGCGGCCTAATCCGTGGCGATCCTCACCGCCCTTCAATCCGCGGCGATCCGCCTTGTCGGCCAGAAGCCCGGCGCGTTCTTCACGTCGAGCGGACAGATCGAGCGCGAACTGAGCGACCTTGTGAATGAGGTCGCTCAGGACGTGGCGCAGTATCAGGACTGGCAGGCGCTCATTCGGGTCGTGGAAATCACGGGCGACGGGACCACGACCGAGTTTGCTTTGCCCGACGATTACGGGCGGATGCTGGTCAATACCGAGGTCGCGGACCTGTCGAGCTGGTTCTGGGGCTTCGGTCACTATCTGGACATCAACGCTTTCCTCTACGACGAGGCGCGGGGGTTCAACCTGACGCCGGGCGGATGGATCATCTACGGCGATCGGCTTCGGTTTTCCCCGGCGCCCTCGGCAGGGCAGGCGGCGACGTTTCCCTACATCACGAAGAATTGGGCTCGCGCGGAAAGCCTCGCGCCGATATCGCAGTTCACGGCTGATACCGACACATTCCTGCTGCCCGAGCGGCTGCTGACCTTGGGGCTGGTCTGGCGCTGGCGCGAGAACAAGAAGCTCGACGCGAGCGGCGATCAGGAAGCCTTTATCAAGGCGCTGGACGAATACGCTTCCAAAGACGGCGGCTCGAAGATCATCCGGCGGAAGGCCCGGCGCTGGCTGGCCGGAACCCATCCTAGCTGGCCCTGGACCCTCGGACCCGCGACGTATTGACCATGTATGCCCGCAGACAAACCCGACCGAAACCGGCACAGGCGATCCCGACCAAGTGGGATGCGCCGGTTGCGGGGTGGGTATCCAACCGCGCCCTTGCCTCTCCCGGCGCCATAGAAGGGCCGGGCGCTGAGATACTGGACAACTTCTTCCCCCGCGCGACCGGGGTTGCTCTTCGCCGGGGAAAACAGCGCTATGCCACGCTTGAGGATGTTGAAGAAGACGTAACCGCGCTGTTCACATACAAAGACGGCGCGACCGAGAAGATGTTCGGCGCCAACGCGACGACGATTTACGACCTGACCACTGTCACGTTCAATGAGGATGCGCTGCTGGCCGCAAACGACGAAGGGGACGTTCTGGGCACCGAAGACGGCGACGTGTTCGGTTGGTTCTCGACCACGGGGCTGGACGTTGCCGGCGGCTTTACCAGCGGTGACTGGTCGGTAGCGCAATTCACGACAACGGGCGGCTCCTACCTCGTTGGCGTCAACGGCGTCGATACGGGCTTCATCTACGACGGGAGCGAGTTTTTCCCCTACGTCAAGGGGGGCGTGACTGCCGTTCCCTATGATGCCGAGGTTTCGGCGTTTGAGGCGGGTGAGATTGTCGTCGGGGACGAGTCCGGGGCTCATGGAACGGTGTGGAAAAACGTCCCCGGCGATCCCGGAGAGGGCGTGCTTTACCTGACGGATGTGACCGAGCTTCCGATGAAATGGGAGCTGGCCTATGACGGGGGCTCGGGGGCTTTCGCGCCGGGCGAGACAGTGACCGGAGCGGACAGCGGGGCCACGGCGGTTGTCGAGAGCGTTGACGGCGACGCGACTTCCGGCACGCTGACCCTTATCGACCTTGTCGGCACGTTCCAGAACGACGAAGTGATTACCGGCGACGATAGCGGGGCGGCGGTGGCCGATGGGGCCGATAGCTATCTCTCGGGCGGCCCGTTCCGCGATAACGAGGGCCTGACGGGCGGTGACAGCGGCGAGGCAACCGCGGCGGGCGATGCCGAGCTGGCCGTTCCCGGCGTGGATTTCGGCACTCTCGACAGTTCGGACATGTCCTATGTCTGGGCCTACAACGAGCGGCTGTATTTCGCGCAGACGGACGCGCTTTCGGCATGGTATCTCGACGTTGACAGCATCGGGGGAACCGCGACCGAGTTCCCGCTCGTCGGCGTGTTCGATCTCGGCGGCTCCCTCTTGTTCGGCCAGCGCTGGTCGCTGGAATCGGGCGGCGAAGGCGGCCTGTCGGACCAGAATATCTTCGTCTCCACCCAAGGCGAAGTAGCGATCTATCAGGGCTTCAGCCCTGACGAGGCCGACACCTGGCGGCTCGTCGGCGTTTACCGCATCGGCAGGCCGCTCGGGAAACATGCATTCGTCCGCGGCGGCGGGGATTTGGCCATTGCAACGACCGTGGGGCTGGTCCCGCTGTCGAAAGCCATCTCTCTGGACGTGACCGCGCTCAACGTCGCGACGGTGTCCTACAAGATCGCGGATGCCTGGACCGAGGCCGTGCAGCAGCGCGGAACGAGCAACTGGCGCGCCGGTATCTGGCCCGAGCAGAAGATGGCGATTGTCGCCCCGCCCGATCTGCAGGGGTCGAGTTCGCCGGTCATGTTCGTCTCGAATACCGAAACAGGAGCTTGGACCCGGTTCCGGGGCTGGCAGGCGCTGTGCATGACGGTGTTTCAGGGCCAGCTCTATTTCGGCTCGCCCGAAGGCAAGGTGTTCAAGGCCAATGTCGGCGGACTGGACGACGGCGCGGCCTATAGCGGGGTTGTCGTTCCCCTGTTCAGCGATCTCGGCTCCCCGGCGTCGGTGAAGGTCGGGACGATGGCCCGCGCGCAGACCCGCGCCAATATCGATGTTGTGGATCGGGTTGACATTCTTACCGACTACAACGTGACTACGCTTCCCGCCGCACCCGATGCCACGCCCATCACCGCGTCCAACGTGTGGGGAGAGGGCGTCTGGGGGGCGAGCGTGTGGTCGTCCGCCACGCCTACCGTCATCGGCGTGAAATGGCGCTCGGCGGGTGGCGTCGGCTATACGCTTGCGCCCTGCTACCAGATCACCAGCGGCTCGATCGGGCCGCTCGATCTGGAGCTTATCAGCATGGAAACGCTGCACACCCCGGCGGGCCTGGCCTCTTGATCGCAACCGACGAAAGAGTCGCCCGCTTCGTATCGGCAAAGCTCGGGCTCAGCATCTGCCCGCCGTTTACCTGCATGGGGATCGAAAGGGACGGGGAGATTGTCGCGGGGGTGATATTCCACTGTTTCGAGGGACCGGCAGTGCATGTGACGGTCGCGGGGACGGGGTGGACGCCGGGCTTCATTCGGGCGGTCGGTGAATACGTCTATGGCCAGCTTGGATGCCTCAGGATGACGGTCACGACCGAGCAGGAAGCGGTGGCAACGCTGGCGGAAAGGTTCGGC